CTGAGATACCTTATTCAGGTGTTATTGAAGCTGCAGCTAGAGCTTTAGAGCAAGTGTATCCTTATCTTGCTGAAGCTCGTACCAATGTTTGGACCGCCGGAAGTAGTCCCATGGGATTATACAAAACATTAACTAAGATCTTAAAGAAAGACCATGAGTTGTACCAAGATCCTGATCCTGATTTGTATGCTCGGGCTCGCCTATTAGCTCTGGATGACCAGGGTATATTAGGTTTGAAGTCAAAGGGGTATATTGATTGGTCATTTTCTTCTTTAGTTAAGATACCATACCGTGGAGGGAAATCAGCCGGATTCCTCCATGTGAAGCCTTGTAAAAGAATCGCTGATGGAGTAACTTTTATAAGAAAAGGAGTGGCTAGTAAGGAGGACCACTTTATTAGTTCATGCAAATACCTTGCTGATGTGATACTACAAATAGAACATGAAATTGCTCAAAATCCAGCTGTGACACCAGGAGAGTTGGTAAAATTTTTTGCTCCACCCATATGTCGTTTGAATGTTAAGACTGAGACAAAAACTGATCGTGATTGTGTGACCCAAGAGAAGAAGCCCCCTGATCATGAGAAGACGAGAGTTTTCTTTATTGTGCCAGAATGGATGTATTTAATAACCTTTAAATTATTTAAGTGGTTCCATGATGTTCGTCAGAATGTTGGAACTAATTTTATTGGTTTTACTTGGGGGTACAATGGTTGCAGACGATTATTTGAACATTTGAATTGGAAGGATAACCCTGATAATAAAATTAGGCCCTGTGAATGTTTTTCTGGAGATATTTCAGGAAAGGATCAGAGTGCTCAATGGGGTGAGCTTCTTATGTATATAGCCCAATGTTACCTTGTTATAAATTGGGATGTTATGGATGAAGGTCAAAAAATTTTGATGAAGACTATGATACTTTTTTTGTCTCAACATACTGCTTCTCATATCGTTCGTTGGTATGGTGCTTGTTTTAGGTATGTTGTTGGTTGTCTTTTTTCTGGTGATTATAATACGTCTGATTTTAATACATTCCACATGGCCGTTTTGTGGTTTAGTTATTTGCTTCATAGTCTTCCTAGAGAGCAATGGCGTGCAGCTTTTCGGGATCCTGATCTTAAGTATGCTGCCCAAGGTGATGATTGTTTAGGTAAGATCCCCTTGGATTATTCTAGTTGGATTTCAGGTAAGGGTTTTTTTGAATACATTGAGGTTAAACATCGCCAGTATTTAAAACCCGGTTCATTTGTTTCAAGTGGTTCATTTTTGACAACTGTTGATAGAGGTACCGGAGAAATAACCGGTGGATCTTTGCATAAATTTTTGCAGCGTTTATTTGTTCTTAATGAAGGATCTGGATGGCCTGAGCCTTTTAGGCCCACCTTTGTGATTATTAGTAAGCTTTTTGGTATTACAAAGGTTGTTACGCCAGGTTTGTTTTTGAGTAAATGCATTGGTTTAGCGTATGATACTATGGGTACTAATCCCCATTGCTATAACTTGTTACATGATGCATTTCGCGCTGTTGTTGCTGTTTATGATGTTACGTTTGATGAAATAAAGGAGGCCATTAAGCAGAGTAGTGATAGTATTTTTAGATCAGATAATTATAAGTGGGGGATTAGAGTTTCTAGTGATGTGTATCACGACTTCCCAACCCTACATAGGATCTATACGTTGTTTAATGTTGAACCTTCTAATCAAGATCAAGTCAATCAGTTGAGTAGAGCCCCCAAGAGGTATTATGAGTTAGCTCCTTTATCTTAAAAAAAAAAAAAA